TTGTTAGGGCGTCCCAGCAAGAATACCAGCGCTTGTCGCATGAAAGAGCACCAAGTGGATCCTGTTTTATAATGGACCACTGGCGGAGCTTATTAGCTAACTGCACACGGTATGGAATCGCAATCCCGGTACTACCGGTTTCGTCATCCACTACGGCCTTCTTTCTACAATAGAAAGGGAGCACATCGTGGCCCGCGAGCCACTCTGTACCGCAGGATTCAAAGAACTCTCCGTTTAGAAAGCTCTTCGATCGGTTCACCTCGAAACCAAGGTATTCGAGGCGATCAATGAGTACCGGAGCATATGCCTGGGGAAGGATAATATCGTCCCCATACACGCTACAATACTGACGAGCACCTTTTGGTACGCAAATGCATACCAACGCGTAAAAATACAGGGTCATTAAATTAAAAGTATGACCGCAACCCATGGGCATCCAATTATAAAAGCGATGCTTAAGGCTAGTATCAACGCTATCTACTACATAATGTGGCCTTACTAGGTCAACGAAGTGCAGCAGATCAGGAGGAAGGATACCTTCCAAATTTCTCTCGGAGAACCAACTAGAAGCCGACGATAAATCGATTGTAGCAAGTTTTAACTCGCTCGCCCGACTCGCCAAATTAGCGTTCCTTTGTTGGTCGCGGACATTGATCCCTTGATCACGTAGACGATCTTCTAGTATAGAAGCCAACCCCAATTGCAAAAACATATCAGCAACTGGAACAGCCGCAACTGTACGATCGATATACGCAGTCTTAGGTACCGTTTTTATCTCGATACCGTAGACAGGCTCAGCCTTAGGCTGATCCATGTCCCACAAACCCCTCTTAATGAAGGGCAAGAACGGCTCGAGTTGGGGGCTATACGAGGTTTGACACCTCAGTTTTTCGGATTGTGGTCTTCGGGCGCTCAGCGTTGCTGTACTACCCGGCCCCAGTCTGCCTCTTTCGAGGATATCCTCCAGCACCTCAGGTGTGAGGAAATGACTTCCGTCTTTCGACAAAAAGTCATTAATCTGGTTGCTTAAGCTTAATAACCATGGAGCTCTCAAGGGGGGAAGCGTATCTCGTTTTTCGAGTTGCTTCTCAATATCCCAAAATAACTTTAGGGCTTCGGCCTTCGTATCCAGACCAGTATCTAGCAGGGTACTCTTTACGAGCATCCGGCTGACCTGACGATCAGTTTTAAACTGTGCTATACCCGATACACTGGGCAAACAACGCGAGCGGGTGCCGTTGCACATAGTGCTTCGACTCGCCACCAACGTATCATCAAGGAGGTAGTGTTCCGGCGTAGGACTCATGTCCTTTAACTCTTTCCACATACCATACTGTATTGCCATAAAAATGGCAAGTGAGTGCGGCGTATTTGCTCGCTCACACATGCTTAGAGCTAACTCCAGTTCAACTGTAGCATCGCTTTCAGCTTTTCGCAACGCATCTAAAGATGACATAGCTATCCTCAGGAGGTTATTAAACCTATTTCCTAAAACGGCGCATCCAGGTCAGCAAGGCAGCTCTGAATAGTGGCGTGAGCCACAAAGTTCTTCAGATAAGCTGCAACGTTTTCACGCTGCTCTGCCGTTGCGTCTTTTGGCACCATCACCTCTACAATAAAACGCATAGAGGAGGGATAAGAGTACAAACCGGTCGTGCTATCAAGCACTTCGATCGGCACTTCGAGTGTGAGTTTTGAACGCACCACGGACTTACTCGTCTTCGCGGAAGTTTGCGAAATTGCAAACGTATAGAAACCGCTAGGCGTATTAGCCGTAGTACGCTCCTCATAGACTACCACACCCCCATCCTTACGGGCTGGGGAGAATGTGTGGGCTACCGGGGTGCCGGCGCCATCGTCCACGACGATATTTGCTGCTGCAGCCATAGTTTGTCCTACTATGTAAGGGGTTTATTTTCGTTTCAGTACCGCCAAAAGCGACACTGCGTTAGTTAACGCCCCAATAGACTTGGACGGCCTGTATGTAAACAGAACCGGCAGTGACGGAAGACCGACCACTGAACGTTGATACTGTTTCGCCTCATAAGAACAAGGAGTAACCAATTTATAGTTAGCCCACTCGTAATATGATTTATATTGCGAAGCTGATACGCTACTTTTTACTGTACGCGTACC